AAATTTCATTCACATTATCCTCAAGTTTACTCATTTAAAACTCCTATGTATCACTATCACTAGACGGATTATATCTTTTACCGTCAGTAAAGAAACTTAATGTGGTTGTAAAACCAAAATCATCATCTGCGTCAGCTGTAGTAGGATTAGGTACTACAATAATTCTTTCATCTCTTGTCAATGGCGTATCAGTTGAAGCACCAAGGTCTGCTTGAGCAGTTTTAATAACTTTTTGATTACTCATTGGACCATATAAGTAAGTCTTAGCAGTAAAACTTAAAGTGTAAATTACTGCTCGTCTTTGTGTAAATTCACCATTGTATGTATCTTCATAATTTACACTATTTAAAATTATAGGTATATCTCTTACTAAACTTAATTCAGGCACAACATTCATTGTAACCGTATATTCTGGTTGAAAGAAAGGTAATATTTGTTCAATTATTTGTAAACCATTTTCAGCTGTTGCTGTAAATGAATATAAACTAAAATTAATATTATAAGGTACTGGTGTATAATTAAAGTTAGTTTTTTTACCTTCTTCATTATTTTTTACTCTTATTGTTTTATTCATCTTATTTAATTTTCTTGTAGAATCATAAGATAAACCTGTAATCTCAAAACCTAATCTTGGTAAAGTAATTGAAACTTCTCTATCAGATTGCAAATTAGCTTGTTGTTCTAATCTAACTATAAATTTTTCTTTTGGTGCATATGCTAAAGGCACTCTAATTCTTTTTGTGATTGCACCTGTGCTACTTGTATTTTGTAATACAATATTATTAAACAATTGACCAAATGCAATTGTTAACTTTCTTAAGCCTTCGTTATAAAAATGAGTTCCAAACATTATTCGTCAATTTCTCCAAAAGGGTTTCTTTCTGTGAAGTCTAATATGTCGTCTGCTGTACCGACCGTATCATAACCTGCAGCTGTATTTAAATCTAAATTACCTGCATAAGGCGATTGAGTTTGTACAACTTCAGCAGCTGTGTAATCTTCATTCATTAAAAACGCTGGTTGACCAGTAGAATAATCGTGATAATCTTCTAATGCAATTGAACCACGACCTGTCAATACTTCTTGACCATACTCTAATTGAAATCTATAAGCATATTCGTTTAATGTGTACTTATCTTCGACTGCGTCTAGTGTATTAATACCAGTATTAATTTCTTCATTTGCATATTCCCAACGAGTTACTTTTAATTTGTAAACTGGTAAATTACCGAGTTGATAAAAAGGCTCTTGGTCTTCTACAAATTGAATTTCAAAGAAAGATTTTAAAAGTGGTACATAAACAATATCACCCTCATTTGGTCTGCCTGAAGCAGTTAATGTTGCCTTACTTGCAACATGGTCCTCAAATCTTCGTTTAGATAATACTAATGTTGTATCATCTCTAATTTCTAAACCAAATTTATTAATGATTTCATTTTCACCTGCAAAACCTTCAGTAGTTTCAAAGTACATTTCAAGTAAATAAGAGTCATCAAATCTTGAAGATGTATCTTCACCTAATACTAAATCTCTATTAACAAGTGTACGAGGAAGATAATAGATATCTTGACCATAAATCTTTAGGCCTTCTATTATTAAATCTTCGTGTAATCTTTTTTCGGCCTGGTTTCCAATACCCTTGCCGCCTTGAAAATAGTGGTTAACTGCCATGTCATTTTATCCCATTATCATAGCTGGATTTAATTCAAATGTGCTTCTAATTTCAGTTTCTAATTTTTCTATATCTTGTAAAGACTCTGAATATATTTGTCTACCATTTAAAGTAACTCCACCTATCATTGCGACACCATCAAATTTTGATAAGTTGGCACCCCATTGTTTTTTAAATAAAGCTGTAACATATCTTTTTAAAAATATATCATTAAATACATCTGTATGTGTATTAGGGTCTAATTTTCTATACGCCTCTATCACAATATATTCGCCAACTGCTAAATCATTTTTCCAATCCATGTCAATAAACAATCTATTGTCATGTTGATTAAATCTTAATGGTTTTTCACCTACTAATATATGGTCTAAAAAATCTAAATGTCTTAATACAATATCATAATTGATAATACTTGTAGATGAAAAATCATACAAGTCATTTAATCTTAATTGATATCTGACATCAAACAAATTCATATTTGATTTATTTGAAAATGGGAAAATATTGATTACTGATATTACACTTTCAGGTACAACTAAAAAATTGTTACCCTCTTTCCATGATGTAGTTACGCCATTTTTTGTTATAGATTCCGAAGAATCTGCTGTCATTCTAGTCTTATCAGCTTCTGTATATTGATATTTTAAATATGCTCTTTGAATACCATCATAGTGATATTGTGCGAAATATTGTAAGGCCTCATCCAGTCTGTCTTCTAACTGGTCATCATCAACATTAATCTCAATTACAGGCTTACCTAATGCTCGTAAAGCATATTGTTTTAGTGTTTCTCTTGTTGCTGGATTAGCCATAAGTTATTCCTTTTCTGGACTATTTATAAGATTAATTATACCTTCGGAAAGAGATTATCTTGACAGAATAACTTAATATCTTCATCTGGTAAACCTAGTGATTGCATAACTCTAGGTGTGTGAGGATTTTTTTGTTGATGTTCGCAATAGTAATTTTGTGCCTCTATTACATCTTTCATCTTAGCTTCGTCATGGTGATTTCTAATTTTATCAATATAATTAGCCAGATTGGACACAGCCATTGTACATATCTGATTTAATTCTTTTTCTTCTTGTACATTGCCGGCTGCAATCATACCACCACTAAAGATTGCTTTTGCCCAATCTGGTAACTCTCTCTCTTTACTCGGTTTATACCATTTATTTTCTTCTATAAACCATTGAGTTAGCGGATGTTCTTTTTGTAATAAAGGACTAAAATCGTGAAAAGCGCCTGTAACTTTTTTCTTACCTGCTATAATATCAAAACCATATATTGGTCCACCATTTGTTAATCCTGGAAATAAACATACATGAGCCATCCATAAACCTTTTTTTTCTCTTACATCAACTACATCTACATGAGCTCGTCTAATATATTTGTTTGACCATGTTCTATTGACCCAACCTAATTCATCATTATTAAATCTTTCCATGCCAGGTTCTTTATATTCTGTTAACTCTTTATTTAAGAGTTCAACCGTTTCATCTTTCCATTTAATTAATCTGTCCCAAATCATGGAGCTCCTTCATTTCTTTAAATAACTTTGTAGCACTTTCAAAACAATATTTTGCCTCTGGTACTACTGAATGTTCATATACATTTAAATATGTATTAATAGTTTCTTTTACAATTCTTTTATAGTCGCCTACTTCTTTATGTTTAAATTTATAATATCTATTCGGACCAGGTGTTTTTTTCATAATCATTTGACCGCCCGATAAATCACCCATATGTCTAACATAAATGTGAGCATATAGTTTCATAGCCTCATCTTGTATAGATTCTATGTGTGCGATATAATCTTTTGTGCTTTGAGTTATTTCTGGTGGTAAACCTATGTCAATCCATAACGCTCTATAATCATAATGTATATGTTCAGCTCTTAATAAACCTGGTGTATCTCTAAACAATGAATTATGTAAACCATATTTTTCTAATACAGCATAACATTGTAATTGATTATAAAGATATGTCGCATATAGTTTTTCATCTATTTTACCTGACATTAGTATCTTTACAAACTCTTGTCTTTCAGCATTCTTATGCTGTTCCATTGTTAATTCTTTTATATCTAACATTAATAAACCCAACTAATATATGAATATCTAGTCCCTTTAGTTACCGGCAATACTTTATGAGGATATAAAAATACTGACGGAAATATAATTAAATCTCCTGTTTTAAATTCAATTGGCATATTTTCAAACATAATAAAATCTCCACCCTCGTAATCTTCGTTTAATGTGCCTAAACAACTTAAAATAGGTATGCCTCTTCTTTCACCTGTAAACAATGATTGAATGTGGTCACAATGAGAAGCCATTTGTTTCTCATTAAAATATTTATTATATCTAGGCCATGAAAATCCTGACCAACCTGAAAACCAAGGCATTTTATAATTTTTAATATATTTGTCAATTGCATACCACAAATCTTTCATTATAGTTTCGGTAACCTCTGTATCCATGGCATAGATGGTATCATTTTCTTTATCGCCAGATAGTTTGTTCCAGGTTTTAGTTTTTGGTTCCCAAAATTCATGTGGTTGCCAACCCTCACCATGTTCATTAAGTTGTTCAATACCTCTTTTACACAAATCTTTATCTAAAAAATTATCAAACTTCATAATATAGTGTTCTAAATCTCTATTAAAAACACCTTCATAATCTTTTAACTGTTCATACATTATTTGTCCTCTACTGGAAACAATTTAAATTGTTCATCTGGTTGATACTCTCTATCTTCGGGTCCTAAACCTAACATTGGTCTTGTATCATATTTTAATTTTGTTCTATTACCATTTTCTTTAACATAGAAGAAAAATGCGTTTACTTGCAATTTGCCCTCATACGGTTCACGCCAATGTGCAAGTTCATTACCATCATAAACAATCATATCACCTGGTTTTTGATTTACTGAAAATGTTTGTTTATTTTTATCTTCCATCATTAATGGCCAATCATGGTTATCATCAACTGATAAACACAATGAAGCTGATATTTCAGAGCTACTTCTATCCACATGTCTATACATCACGGCACCATTATAATATAATCTACAATGAGTGTAAGTAGGAATTACCTTTTCACCTATGACTCGCTCTACTATATCTTTAACTAAAGTATCAGATAAAGAATCTAATACCAATGGCGAATATCTACTAAATGAATTATCCACCATATCATCTCTGCATGGAAAATCATTTTCTTTTAAATTTGAAGAGTGTAGTGTGATATCTTTTGCCATAATCAAGGCTCTGGATGTTAATCTGCAAACATCTTTAGATATGGCACCATTTACAATTTCAAAACTATCTTTAATATAACTCATAATATATCCTGTATAAATATATAGTATAGTTATTTATACAAGATGAGGTAACATGTTTGAATTGATAGATAATCTAAAATCAGAGATAGTCAATAAGACTTATTATGATAAAGGCCTGATACTTTATACAGACCAAAATAGTGAAGACAGATTTGCCAATCAACAATATTCTTATGATGATTGGGTAAAAAACTTCAATCAATGTTCAACCATATTAGTTAGAGGATTAGAAACCTATAGCCCTCACAAAGATAAGTATTTTAACTTATACAAAGATATAAAATTTGAAGACCTACACCTATTTTATAATATAAAAGGTGGTATTAGTTTTCGTGAACATACTGACCCTAAAACAGTATATTTACATGTACTAAAAGGTTTCAAAAGAGTACATATGTTAAATTCTGTTTTTTTAGTAGAACAAGGTGGTTATATAATCATTCAAAAAGACACACTACATAAAATAGAAAGCACACCTGACACATGGGCTATTAGTGTGGGCATTGACAATTAGATAAGAAAGTGATATATTATACAAATGGAAGTAAACAATTATTATTATTATTTTAAAGAAGCTTTAAGTTCTAAAGATTGTGAAGATATAATTTCACACGGACTATCCACAATAATTAAGAATAAAAGAAAAGGCATATCAACAACTGCCTTAACACACGGACACTCTCAAAAAAAAGATAACGATAATAAAAAATCAATATCTGAAAAAACAAATGAAGAAATTAAAAATATTCAAGATTATTATATAAGAGATAGTGAAATTGCTTGGTTACAAGATAAATGGATTTATGATATTTTACAACCTTTAATTAGAGAAGCTAATGATAAAGCAGGTTGGCATTACGATTTAGAAACTGCTGAACAGATACAGTTTACTGTTTATAAACCTGGTGGTTTATATGGTTGGCATACTGACGGACAGCAAGATATTGCTAATGCTTATAGAAGATATTTTGAGGGTATTTCTATTGATAAAAAAATAAATGGTGAGTTACCACCAAAATTTGTAAAACAAAATCACCTAATAGGTCAAGTAAGAAAAATAAGCATGACTTGTAATTTAAGTTTACCAAATGAATACACAGGAGGTAATTTAAAATTTGATTTTGGACCTCATCATGTAGGTGGAAGGTATCACGAAGTAGAAGAAATTAGACCACAAGGTTCTGTCGTAGTTTTTCCAAGTTGGTTGCCTCATTGTGTAACACCTGTAGAAACTGGAGTTAGATATAGTTTAGTATTGTGGAGTTTAGGGAGACCATTAAAATGAGTTTTAAAGAAAAAGGTTATTTAATACATAAAGGTTTCTTTTCGCAAGATATATGTCATTTATTATATA